ATTGACGACTTTATGTTTGATTGCACAGTCGCGGCAGTCATGGACCTTATCGTTCCACCAAGCTGGAACCCGTCACTGCAACCAGCGCAGGACGAAGGAGAAGAGTGATGGACCTTACTGATGAACGATTCCACAAGAGGCGAGTGCCTTGGGAGCAGCTTGTAAACGAAGGATACGACGTTCGACAAGTAATGATTGAGGCCCAGAAACAGGGGCTGCATCGATTAGCCCGTGTCGCAAATGACAGGATTCGCAATCAAGCTTGGAAGAAAATGAAAAATACTCTTGAGGTTGAAGCTGTATTGAGAGTACGGGAGGACAGACTGTAATGGCATTCAAGTTTAAATATCCAAACTCTACAACAATCATTGGTTACATTGAATCAGCAAATCTTCGCAAGCCAACTAAGCATTCTGGTGACAGGGCTACTGCTAAGATATTTGTGCCTGAGAATCCAAGAGGAAACAAAAACAATAAGTACCCTCCTCATCCATTGAGGGTGACTGTGATTGGTTTCGGTAAGATAGCCAACAAGCTTATGGAGTATTCAGTTTCAGGCGACTTAGTTGTAATACTTGGTAATCTTATAGAGCTACGTTCAGGCGGAACTGAAACTGCAATATACATTCAAAGCCTTACGAGTCTTGATGACGATGAGGGTGCAGAAGATGTTTACTGAAGTATTAGATCTGTCAGGCAGTAGGCACTCACTGCCCGACTTGTCCAAGTTTATTTGCTCAAGGCTTGGGAACACTGGAAGGCTTCATAGCGACATTCATTGTGCTAAAAGTCTTGGTGAGTCTATCCTTCGACAGCTAAGCGAAGAGCGTTCAGCAACAGGTGGGCTACGCCTGTCTCAGAGCGGTGCTTGCATTAAGCAACTTGCATACCAGTACCACCATGAAGTACCAAACGGAATGCAGATTGGTGCTGCATCTAAGATTGCTTTTACTATTGGAGATATCACTGAAGCAATACTTGTATCTGCTCTTGCCGAGTGTTTCGATAATCCATCTATACAGTTGTCTGGTGCTTTGACTTTTGCAGGAAAAGACCAAGAAACTGTTTACATGGAAGTTGATTGTGGACAGGCTGGAAGTGGTCGGGTTGCCCGTATTCCCGGTCACCCTGATGGAACAATGATGGTGTTCTCTCCCGACAATGCAACAATGTATGAATGCATTCTCGAAGTAAAGTCAATGTCTGACTATGGATACAGGAAGTTTGTAAACAGTGGACTTAGTTCAGACGACTCTTACTACTCTCAGGTTCAGTCATATATGCACTGTAAGGGCTTGAAGTGGGCGTACCTTGTTGCATACAATAAAAGCGCTGGAGCGAGGGATGCAGAGATTCTTGACGACGGTACTTGGCAGCCAGTACCAGCATTGAAGGGTCAGTGGATTCCATACGACCATGAACACGTATTGCAAACTAAAGACAAGTTTCGTTCTGTAATAAATAGCAGATCCCCTGAAGATATTCAGAGGCCACACAGTTCAAACAGGAAGGGCCAGTTGTCGTTTCCTTGTGACTACTGTTCTTATTACAAAACATGTTTTCCTCTTTGTAGTGAAGAGGTATCCGAGTCTAAATGGCTCACAAAAAGCACCAAGATCAAGGTGATAGCAGGAGAATAAAATGATCAATAAAGTAATGTTAGTTGGTAAAGTAAAGAGTCAGCCACAGCAGCGAGGTGCAGCAGTTGCGTTTCGCATTGGAACTTGGCGAATCATTCAAGACGGTCGTAGGTTCGACTCTACACATAGCGTTGAGGCTTTTGGTCGCAATGGTGAGATTGCCTCTACACTAAAGGAAGGTGAACTTGTCGCAGTTGAAGGATCTATTAAGCATTCATCTTATGAAAAGAACGGACAAAAAGTTTGGTTCACAAGTGTCAGTGCTTCTTCGGTCGGGAGAGTTGGGGAGGAGGGCGCTTCGCAAAGCAATCAACAAGCGCAAGAAGTGGGTGGCGCGTCGCCGTCAAACTATCCTCCGAATCAATCTAACTCCGCAAATGGTTCGGGATATGGAAGCAACGATGAGATCCCATTCTAATATGGTTGAACTATCAGATACTGTTGGACCAATCTTTGTTATCCCTCATACACCTGAAGCTATGGGCAGCAGTGTAAGTAGGATTTTAGATGAAGGCGTAATGGTGGTATCCATCAATCCGGTAGGTAAAATGATGGGTGCCCTATTTAGCGATGGCAAAGAATCATTGTACTGGTACCGATCTCCAGAGGTCGGTGCAGACTTTGGATTAAGTTGATGACTGCGGCCAGTTGTAATGAAAAGCAAGATGTTTACTTGGGAATAGATCCCGGTAAGGATGGGGCCCTTGTTGTAATAAGCTCAAGTGGGCGTGTTATCGCAAGCTTTATGACTGGCCGTGACTTTACTATGAACATTGGTAAAGGTTCTAAACGTGAGTACACCGTTTCACGGATGGCGTATGCAATCAAGTGTCTCAGTGGTACACACAATATAAAGCTGGCAGCTATAGAAAAGCAGTCCGCAAGACCCGGACAGGGTGTAACTTCTACGTTCAGTACAGGATATGGATACGGACTATGGGTTGCATTGTTGTCTTCGAGTAGCGTTCCTTTTGTAGAGGTGAGACCAAAGACTTGGACTTCACATGTATTAAAGGACGTACCGGGTGAAGGTAAAAACCGCTCAGTTTACGCTGTAATGAACCGCGTACCTGAACTGGACCTTACCCCCGGAAAGAAACGCAAACCTCACGACGGGCTCGCTGACGCTGCCTGCTTGGCCCTTTACTCAATGCATCTTGAGGCGTAGCCTCTAAACCTCCCCTTCCTATACAGTCATAGTGGTCTGGAGCATGACCATTTCCTACCGACTGTATAGGTTGGGGCTTTCATAATGATGCAATGGCAAGCAAACGAATATACAAAAGAAAGACGGACGTTTATCCGAACAAGTCCTATTACGAAGGACGTATAGATCTAAACAAGCTGGGTATACCAATAGGTTGGTACCACAATAAGAAAGGAAAGAAGACTAAGTGGACGATACTAAATGCAGGACTGATTCAAATAGGGATTACAAATCACGTTCTTGGATTGTGTCCCGGTAGAAAGCAAATATTCTTAGGCAGGAATGGAAAGCTTTGGAGATACGAAGGAACTTGTTTGCCATCCATTGTCCCAGATACAATGGGTCTGGACAGGGAAGACCTCAATGCTTGGGCAGATGCTTGTGCAAGGATGGTTATAGACAGGCTTACCCCAAGCAATGAAGCGAGTGTCACTGAGAGATCTCACTACAGATATCGAAAGATAGTCAATGCATTGGTGAGTCAAAGAATACTTGATGCAGCAGCTATCGGGTATGAGTGCAATCCCACAGACTTTGCAAAGGGAATATCTCAAGAGTGGACAGCGCATGATCTGCTTTACCCAAGGCATGCAAGTATTCGTCATGCAACACTCGTTGCTTTGGTTCTTGCATTAGACTCAGACAAGGCTGCACAGTTGATAGAGCTTGCTGCTTTAATCGAGATGAGAATCCCATTTGTATCGAGAGAAGCTGCTTTATCGATATATCAACAGGCCGTGTCTTTACTTGCAAGGCTTTGTCCACAATGGTGGAACCAAGGGTACACTTGTAGGTGGGAGCTTGTCGGAAGCATTGACAAGATATTTAGATCGCAGTACATTAGAATGATAGAAAGTGCATGGGACAATGGCACTCAATACGAAACAGCAGGCGGGATTGTTCTTCGCAATCTCTTAGATAGCGACCCGTTTGCAGAAGAATGAAGAGGCAATGATGACAATAAAATGGACAGAAGAAATGTTAGTCAAGCTTGGTTCTAAATCAGACACAGTGCTGGCTAAAGAGCTTGGTATTTCTAAGGCTACTGTTTCTAAAAAAAGAAACGCTATTGGTATACCAGTCTTTAAAGCACCTAAAGATTACTTGAAGGGTAGGCACAGGGGTCGTCCTGTAGTTCACCCAGAAGAACGATACCCAGGAATAACAGATAAGCTTAAAACAAAAACAAACATTGTAGTTGCTGAAATGTATGGTCTTTCAAGAGAACGCATAAGACAAATACGGGAACAGCTTGGCATTGAAAAGATACCAAATGTAGTAATCAATAGGCTTTCAGATGAAGACAAAGAATACTTGATTGAGAACTTGGGTAAGGTTTCTGATTATGCTCTTGCAGATCAAATGAATGTTAGCCCTGCTGTAATAGGATCGTTTAGAAGGTCTATTAATAAAGAGAGTTTCAGGTCATTACAAATCAAAGAAAGGCACGCAGCGCTTGATTCTGTAAAAGATAGGATCGGAGTTGATAGCGATAGATCTATTGCTGTATCTCTTGGATGGCCCGCACATTCAGGGGCATCTTATGTTCAAAGATACAGGATTGAACATAATATATCTGCAAATCCAGAACGCAAGACAAGGTGGAATAAGTGGGATCACGGAACATTAAAAGTGATTGAGTCGATGATTGCAGATGGAATGTCTGTAAGTGAGGTTAGCGAATCTATTAAAATGCATAAGACTTATGTATACACACTTATGCGTAAGCACTCGATCGAAACCCCTGCACATAGGCGTAGACGTGAGCGTGAGCTTGCACGCGAAGAGGAAGATTTCCCCTACGTAGTAGGGGGCAAGGGCTGAGCTTGACCTGTCCTTGACCGTCAGTTAAGACCGGTTCTGGCTGGTTCGCCGAGTCACCCAGAGACTCAAAACTCGGCATCTTTCAACACAATATTCAGCCATTCTAAGCAATGGAAAGGATTACCGATGAACATATTTGTCGTACACAAACACCCAAGAAAAGCAGCGCGAATGCTTTGTGACCAGCATGTCGTAAAGATGGCTCTTGAGTCAGCACAAATGTTATGCACTGCAATCAATGAAAGCGGCGGCCAAGCCCCGTACAAATCAACGCATAAGAATCATCCTTGCAATGTCTGGGCAAGAGAAACTCTTGGCAACTGGCTATGGCTTTATGACCACGGCAATATGCTTTGCGACGAGTACACTTTACGCTTTAAGAAGAACCACAAGTGCAGGTCTGTTATGAATGAGTGCCTGAAAGTACTCGATGGGTCGAGATTAATCACTGACCTTAGAAAGACTCCACACCCTCTTTGTATGCCTGATGAATACAAAAGTGATGATGTAGTTCAGTCATACCGAGACTTTTACAGCATAGAAAAAAGACACTTTGCAACGTGGGATAAAAGCACTCCACCATTCTGGTGGTTGGAGTGGACATAATCTGTCCGCATTCAGCTTGGATGGTGGAATAGGTATACACAGGAGACTTAAAATCTCCCGGCTAATCAGCCTTGCGGGTTCGATTCCCGCTCCAAGCATTCTTTCATATACAAAGAGTCAACCTTGGCGACGTTGGTAAACTCTATAATCCAGCATGGCTAAACGTCGCACTAACTAAATGTCCTTTAAAGGAGGAAAAAATGTACGAAGAAATAGTAGAAATAAAAACAGATGTTCTGATTGAAGATCAACCAGAGGTATCGATAAACATAAACGGTTATTCGTATCAAATAATCATAACAGATGGCATCCGTGCTCCCGGCACTGCACAAGTATCAGTGCAAGACATTCAACTTCTCACAACTAAAAGCCTGTTGTATCTTAAAGAGCTTTGCAATCATGAGCTTGAATGCAGGCTTCTTAATCGTTGCGATGATGATGGCATTCCTTTTGCCGAGGAGGATTGCAATGCTTGATGAACAATCACTATTAGTCCAAAGAGATATGCTCATTGACACGATTACATCAATCAAGATTCGTTACAAACAATGCCCAACTTGTGATGCCAAAATCTATGATAGCTTCAAGAACTACAAGATTAAGAACGCATTGAATGGTGCATTAAGTAGAGTCGAGAAGGCACTGGAGTTGATCAATGAGTAATGCATTGATGCCTCCAAAGCCGATTGGTTTTGTAGAAGTAGAAAACGATAAGTATTCGCTGTCTGTCGGCAGCTATATGAATGGCCATCTTGCAGTGATGATGCACACAAAAGACGGAATGCCGTATGCTGTGGTGTCCAAGAATATACCGAGCATTGATATAGATACAGACCAGTTCTTCGTAAACTGGTACAACCTCTCTCCTGTAATACTTGATGCATTATCTGAGTGTGGTTTCTTCGAGGATACGGGCAGGCGTATTAGACCTGACGGTTCATTCGTAGAGCTACCGCTTTGGGAAATGAAAAGTGTCATTACAGCAAGGTACGTGACTTCAGTAGAGGAGTAGTCCGCCAACCAAAAAGGGGGTGCTACACTCCCTGAACGTAGTGAAGGGAGGTGTAGCATCCCCACCCTTCAAAATCAAAACCCTGCCGGGAAAGTCCGGCAAAGTAATACAAGGAAGAAACATGTACGAGTTCGTATATACACAACCAGATGGAACAGAAAAGGTTTACCGGTCTCACAACCGGGAGGAAGCCATGACAGATGCACAGCGTGCATTCTTTATGGACTACAAGCAAGGCAAGTGGGTAGGAAAGAACTACAACAATCGTGTAGTAGAGCGCGAACAGCAGGAGTCTTTGGAGCCTGTTGAAAGTCCAGAAGAGGTAAGCGGATATGAACAGTTCATGCAGGACGTTTGCAATGATGATGAGCAGGCAGATGTTGATGGCATGTACGAGAAAACAAATGATGAGATGGATGCAATGTCCGAGGACATGAACCCAGTCTCACCAATGCAACCTATCTTCGGCATGACGCAATCTAATGACGACGACAATACAGAAGAGAACGTAGCCAATGCAACTACGTCACATCTTGAGATTGCAATGTCTGAAGACCCTCAAGTTCGTGAGGATACTCCTATATTCCAAGGTGGATGGGGCTCAGGTGCAAATGGGGTGAGCAACTACAGCCAGAATCGTACTGTGAATACAGGCGAGGTAAGCAAAGTAGCTGTCGAGCGTCAAGAAAAGCATGACACATGGCTTGCAGAACTTGGCTTGTCACGACCAACTAAGAATATTTCTATTACAAAAGCAGGATACAAAAGAGGTACTGCTGTTGTTGATGTTGGGTATGACAACCTAAAAGCTGCTCGCACAGTGTGGGATGAAAAGCCTGATGCATATACTGCTGCATCTCAGTTCATTGGGTTGATTCAAAGCGAGGACCGACAAAGTATTGATGTTCCACTTCACAATCTAAGAATGCGAGACGATGGAATCATTCAGGGTCTCGGAGAATATGGTGAGTTGGGTATTGAAGAGAATGCACTAAGGCAACTGCTTGCAGCTACACGCTTTGGCGCTGGTGTAGATATGGTATCTGCTGGTTCATTGTTTCCTCGCGGGTTCCATACAATGAAGTCGCTTGACCCTGACGTAAGAGCTTATGTTTTCAATGAGCATATGAAGCGGCATTGCAGTACTGATAAAGTGATGCGGTTTCGCACTCGTAAGAACGGTAGCCATCGAAGCATCTTCGGTGTAGTCGGCACCGGTTACCAAGAATATGATGCAGATAAAGTTGCAAATATGATTCAGCTTGCTGTTGATGACATGCCATACAAGGCGGATATTCAATACAACTCTGAGACTACAAACTTTACAATGGACCTGACAATGCATGCACCAGATGACTTGGTGGACTTTAGTGCAGGTGATTTGTATGAGATTGGTTTCAGGT